AACTTACAAAAACAACGCTTTTATGAGGTCGCTCATAGAGACCAAAATGAACGCTTTTTTTGGTACAGGTTGGCAGGAACGCAGCATAGGCAGCTTGCGAGATCAACTTTATTATACTCGCGATGATGCTGGATATCTTATAACTTACTATCCCAAACGAGATATTTTGAATGGTACGTCTGCCGTGACATTTCAAGATCCAACACAAGTTAGGTTTACATTTACTGATTCTAACGGCAAAGAGTCTCCCATTGTAAGAAATTCCAGTTACATAGATTTGTTAATTCCAATATGCGATGAAAATGGTGTGGTTCAAACTGGCGAAGATGTTCTTGGGGCTGTATTTTTACACATCCCTCAATTCGCTTCATTCCAGACGTTAAGTCAGACTAGGGAGGCACAGGTAAACAAAAACAGATCGGAATTTCTAGCAGCAGGAGGAAATTTATATGATGGCAATGTGAATCTGTATGAAGGAGTCGCGCTTAAGCCATTTTTAAAAGAGGAGTCTCACGATATAGATAAAACCATATCTGAATTAAAAAAAATATCGACCCTCTCTCTAACTGAAAAGCTTAATAATTCCTTAACAAGCTCAAAATACAACTACAATAATGTTTTAATTGAATCAAGATGGGGTAACGAGAAGCAATCTCCATTTAAATATTTTAATAAAATAAATATAGATAAATCTGTAGACAAAAATGTCTATGGCCCATTCAAAACCAATGGCCAAGTTCAGAGATTAAAGAAGAATATCTCCTTCAATAAAGAGAATATTAATATGTTAGAGTCTGAATTCGATGGCCCTAATCTAACTTTGTCTCAAGGCTTACCAATTGATGAGGGTAGTAATGATAATATACGGGGTCGTGGGTCTGAGCCATCAACTTCCTTCTCTTCTTGGAATAATAATAGTCGAGAATATGAGTTAGAGGAAGCAGCTTCTCCGATTACTTATGTGGTGCAAAACCCTAATGTTACTGAAGTTTTCGTTACTCTTAGGATAGATAGTCTTTTTGATACTATTGAAACGTCTTATGTTTCGGAGCCGAAAGCTAGAGATTTTACAGCTGGAGATAAACTACCAGCGATAATGAACGTTCAAATTGAAGTAGGGAAAATACTTTCTGACGGATCATTACAACCTACAGCCTCAAGAACTTATAGAATATCTGCTCTCATAGAAGGGCCGACTTTAATAGATATAGGCAACCCGCTTAACGAAGGGACAGAAGAGCAGCATTCACATATTAGAGACGTAACAAATCTAAGTGAAGACGCTGATTTATCTACCCCATACTATTTGCCAAGAGTAAATAATTATTCAGAAAATAACGTATACTCTTCTCCAGAAAAAAGATATGTTAAAGTCAGTAAATTATCTACAGAAACTTTTTCAATTTTAATATCTAAAGAATTAACCTTTTTTAAGGTAACTGAGATTATACCTGTAAACTTAACGTATCCTTTCTCAGCCATCATTGGTACAAAGATAGATTCTAAGAACTTTTCTGGAATGCCTCAAAGGTCTTTTGACGCAAGATTGAAGCGCGTAAAAATACCAGTAAATTATCACCCCACTGAAGCTACGGGTCCAAAAAAAGATAAAAGATATTACGACCGCAAATCAGAATTTGATACAGCTTCTGATACAAACAAACAGATTTATATTGGTGACTGGGATGGTACTTTAAAAGAAGGTTGGACAGATAATCCAGCTTGGATTCTATATGACTTATTAGTAAATACTAGATATGGTTTAGGTCAACATATTGATTCTTCAGATATCAATAAGTGGGAGCTGTATAAAATAGGAAGATTTTGTGATGCTGTCGATGAAGAGGGATTCTTTGAGGGTGTGCCTGATGGAAGAGGGGGGTTAGAACCAAGATACTCTTGTAACATCGTATTTAACAGTGATGAGAAGGTTTTCGATTCAATACAGCTCATTTCTCAGCTGTTTAGGGGCCACACGTTTTTTAGAGCTTCAGAAGTTTCTTTTACTGACGATAGAGTCAAGCTTCCTATCGCATTATTTAATAATAATAATGTCAAAGATGGGGTGTTTAACTACTCTAACTTGAGAAGGGATCAACAATTCAATACTGTCGAAGTGTCTTATTTAGATAGGTTTGAAAACTTCACTCCAAAAGTCGAGGTTATTGAGGATGAGGAGGATATACGAAGTAGGGGTGTATTCAAACAAAGGGTAGATGGTTTGGGGGTTACATCTAGAGCAATGGCTAGAAGGATCGGGCAACATTTAATTTTTAGAACAATTAAAGAGAATCAAAGGATCGCTTTCTCATCAGGATTAGAGGCTTTACTCTGTCAGCCCGGGGATCTAATTGTTGTAGACGATGATTTAAAAAACAAAAAATCTAATTTCGGTAAGATTCTCAATGTTGATGTCGAAAAACAATTTATCCAACTTAGCGGCCCTTATGACGGGGATTCTATGACGGGTCAGCTTACCGTATACAATCCCACTGGAATAAGTTCAATTGACGATCTTGATGGCGATGCAATAATAGATCGTCGAAGGGCTGAGATGTTTCAAATTACAGGTAATGCTTTTGAAAGCTCATTCTATAAATATACTGGTCAGTATGTATTCTCTGGATATAGAGAAGGTTTCGCTGACTCAGATCATAGTAAAAGTACCTTTGCTCAATACGGAGTTTACACAGGTGAGGACTCCTCACAATCTCGATTGCTATATTTTAATACAGATCACACAGGTTGGGTTTTCTCAACCAGCTTTAGTGAGAGTGATGCGGATTATATTAATGTGGGGACAGGTATTCACACTTTAGTTGATCTTAATACAGGCGTGATAGCACCTTTTGACTCTTCAACTACTGATAGGAGGAGCGCTACTCATTCTTACGCATTCTCCAATTACATTAGTGGAGATATAAGTACTTCAAGAAACAAAGGTGTTTTAGAATCCGAAATATCTCTTAATTCACCATCTCAAATAGTCACTTTGAATATTGTTGGATCTGTTGGTAATATGAGTTATGGATCTTTTGTTAGTGGCGTTGATTCTTCTGAATATTTACCATTTATCAAGTTGGGTAGCCCATACAGATTTGAGCTTAAAGACACCAATGATTCGATCTATAAGATTGATTCAATTAAGGAAAACTCACCTAACGAGTATCTGGTTTCTGCTGCAAAATTCGATACTGGCAAGTTCAATTTAATTGAACAAAACATATCAATCGAAACTAAAGAGAATACATATGATTATAATGTCGCAACACAGTTAGGAGACAAAACCTATAAAGTTTTAAATTCTCCACAAAACCTTGCTTTAAGCACTGGGGACTCATCTGATTATACTGATGCTTCGACATTTTTCATTAGTGGTAACTGGGACGATGTGACAAACGCTACTATTTACCAAGCTACTCTTCATACGCCTAACCTTAAATCCATAACAACAGGGGTTATTAATAGTTCAGTTAGATTTGATAATTTAATTAGTGTTGGAGGTTACGCTCTAAGTATTCAAGCTCTTGGCGACTCCTCATCCTCTAATGTTTTTTTAGATTCTGAAGTATCAACTAAGAGAGTATTTGCATTATATGAAGATTTTGAAGAATTCGATAGACCATTTATTAACACTATAACATTCGAATAGTATGCCTATTATTTTAAGAGAATTTGATACTACGCAACCGAACATCGATTTTACAGACTTATCAACAACGATAACTGTAAGTGGTGTTAGGTTGTTAAGAGATGTTACTATAAATACATCCATCATCGACAACATAAGTGGCGAGGTAGATAGCGCATCCGACTTCTTAGAGAACCCTTACACTAGTAAGTTAAATGTAGATATTCTTAATCAAGACGGCACGGTAGCTTATCAAAACTTCTTACAGGATTACAAATCCAACAACTTCACATTCACTGAATATGATAACATTAATGTTTTCGGTGGATACGAAAAAGATTTTGGTGTTCAAATGAAAGTTGTGGGTAATGATGACTCAGAGCAAACAACGAAACTATTTTTGTATGGAAACCACCCGTATATTAGCGGCATTGATATTCAAGATGTTAGTGGAGTAAAGAGATTTAGCGGTTCAGCAGGGGCTGGATCTGGAGTTTCAGCCATTGGTCAAACGGGTAATATATCTGGCGTTATAAGTTTTTTTAATGACCCTGAGTATATAGTTTTTGATAAACTAGAAGTATATAGTACTAAAAGTTCCAGTGAGTTTATTAATATAATAGATCCTAAGATTGTTTTAACTAGACCTATATTAGAGTCAAGCTCTCAATTTGCATTTAACATCGACGAGAATTCTTTTGGTTTTGCTGATTCTTCAGAATTTTTCTTACATTTTGTTACTTATGGCCAATTTGGGACGGGGGATGTTTGGAAGACTGGACCCCACAACTTTGCAAGTAGCCCTATAGGTAGCAGCGAACTGGGCTTACAGAGTCTTCAGTCGGTCACAGATATAGGTAGTACTACATCTAATGAAATTTCCTTGCTTAATAACCTCAATATGAGTAATGAAAGCGCTGAGATTAATTTCCTTGCTGGTGCAGCTAGATTTAGTGCTAGTAGTGCGGAGGGAGGTAGCTTTGGAGGTGTTCGAATAAGATCTGATAAATTTAGCTTTGATGTTAGTACTAGTTCTGCCGAAAACTCCAACGAGGTTAATTCTTTCGCGTCTGTAGCTTTAGCTGGAACAAAAAATAAAATCTACGGTGATTTTGACGCTATTGTTGTGGGGAGTAACAATATAATTTCAGGTCAAGAACTAGACGGGGATGTAACAGGCAATGCCAACTTCAACTTTATTGGTGCTGGTTCAGGAATAAGAATATTTGAATCAAGCTTTTCCAGTATCGTTGGAGGAGCAGATAACGAGATTAATGAAGATTCTAAAAACGCTTTTATTGGTGGAGGAACGGGTAACAAAATAGGTGGGTCTAGAAACAGTATTATACTTGGTGGAGTAGGTAATTATGTTCAAAGTTCTGAATCGGTTCAAATTTTTGGATCTCATGTTAATGGTGGTGGTACTGTTCATAATGGTTATGTTTATATTTCAGATAATGATAATAGAACAAAAGTGCCAACTAGATCAGATGCCCTGTTCCTTGATTTCAGCAATGGCGTAGATATTAAGACAGGTCATCTCGCTGTTGGGGAGGGTATAACAATGAGTGGTGGTCAACCTGTAGCTACCCAGAGTTTTGTCACTAGTCAGGGTTATGTTACTGGTGTTAGTTCCAGTAGCGTTACTAGCGCTTTGGGTTATATCCCAGTTAACCCTTCGACTACGGGTGCGTTAGTCAATGAGAACGATATCGCTAACTTTATCACGGGTATTAGTTCCAGTAGCGTCACTAGCGCACTAGGCTTCACGCCTATTTCTGCGGTTAGAACGGTTACCGCTGGCGGCAACACCCTTGGTGCGGGTGAGACGTTAGCGTTTGGAGTTGGAGGTGATAATATAAAAGTTACGGAGTCTGGTGGTGCGGTCACTATTGCAGTAGACGGCTCTGCTGAATTACCCACGGCTACGATCCCTAACCTCGCAGCTTCGAAAATCACCAGTAGCACTTTCGCTGACGCTAGGATTTCTGAGTCTAGCGTCACGCAACACGAAGCCGCTCTGACGCTTGTGTCAGGTCAGATTACGGGAGCTTTGGGCTATACGCCCTTAAGTGGAGCTTTAAGTTCCGTTAGAACGGTCACCGCTGGCGGTAACACCCTTGGTACGAGTGAGACGTTAGCGTTTACAGCAGGTTCGGGTATACAAATTACGGAATCCGCTGGTGCGGTTACCATTGCGTCACCCTCTGGCGTATTATCAGATGATGTTGACTTTATAGTAAAACTTACTCAGTCTGAGTATGATGCAATAACTCCAGATTCTAATACTTTATATTTTATTAGTGATGAATCAACTAATTCTCCAGTTGTTAATCCTATAAAAATTGTTTCGAGCAACTATACTATCACAGATACAGACCATACAGTTTTAGTTAGCGGTTCAGCATCAACCAATATTACATTACCTTCAGCCGTAAATAATAGTAATTACGTTTATAATATTAAAAACATTACAACAGGAGCTGTAGCAATAAGTGGCACAGTCGGCTTAATTGATCTAACTGGCTCTTTAATCATTAACTCAAAATTTGAATCCGTGACCGTACAATCTGATGGTTCAAATTGGTATATAATCTAAAAGATATGGGAATAAGATTTGGCAACACCCCGATAAGAAATGTAGTTTTAGAGCGTAGCTCTATAGCTAGAACTCCTAAAGCTACACCTTGGGTAAGGAATCCTAGATGGTTAGATATGCCTACAATAGCATCTAACGAAAGTAGGTTTACTGCTTTAGTAGCTATAAGTAGCGAATTTAAAAATCAATTTGTTTTCCATTTTAATACAACTAGTGGGAATTACACAGTTGATTGGGGTGATGGTAATACAGATACATATGGCGATAACGCTGAAGCAGAACATACATATGATTATTCTGATTTAAATGCTAATACTGAATTTACGCATAGCGGAAGAACATATAGACAAGCCCTGATATCTGTCACGCCTCAAGCTGGACAAGGATTCACAAGTTTTACTTTAGTCCAAGACCCACCTAATAATGCACATCCTTACTCTAACCCAAGAATGTATTTAGATATTGTTTTTGGTTCTCCAAATTTAACATCTATTTCATCGATCAGTAGTATTGGTGGTAACCTTTGCAAATATC